CCTAATCGTTCTATTAACTTCATTCAACTTAACTTTATTGCTACAAGATCAGGCGTTGCCTTTTCTGAAGTAGCAGGCGCATAGAGAGGAGAATAAAAAATGGCTAATATAAATGATTTTAAAGCTCGTCTTTCAGGCGGTGGTGCAAGAGCCAATCAGTTTAAGGTAACAATGCCTTTTCCTGGTTACTCTGCTGTTGGTGGAGAAACTGCTGACTTGGCGTTCTTATGTTCTGCTGCGGCTCTTCCTGGTTCTAATGTTGCTGTAACACCAGTTAACTTTAGAGGTAGAATACTTAATCTAACAGGCGATAGAACATTTAATCCATGGGCGATAACTGTATTGAACGATACTGACTTCAAGATATACAGAGCATTCGAAAGATGGATGAATGGAATGAATAATATGACTGATAATGAAGGATTAACAAATCCTGCTGATTATCAAGTTGACTTTTTCGTAGATCAATTAGATCGAAATGGTACAACTCTAAAATCTTACACATTTAGAGGGGGATTTCCAACATCTCTTTCTGATATTGCGTTAGACTATGGTACTAATGACACCGTAGAAACTTTTACAGTTGACTTTTCATATCAATACTTCGAAACAGACACTACTACATAATAACTAAATAGTTATAAGGAATAATATAATATGGCAAAAATACTTGGTTTCCAAATAACCAGAGACTCGAATCAGGATAAACCGGCGACTAGTAAACAAGCGTTTACGGTCGCCACTCCTGATGACGGTACAACTACTATATCTGCTGGCGGTTACTTCGGTCAATACCTGGATATGGAAGTTAATGCGAAGAACGACTATGATTTAATTAGACGATATAGAGAGATTGCACAACATCCTGAATGTGATATGGCAGTTGAAGATATCATCAATGAGGTTGTGGTATCAGATGAAAGAGATAGTCCAGTATCAATATCACTAGACAAACTTAACATATCTGAAAACATAAAAGGCAAAATTCGTGATGAGTTTCAAGAGTGTTTATCTCTTTTAAACTTTGACGAAAAAGGTCACGATATATTTAAACGATGGTATATTGATGGGCGAATTTACTTTCACAAAGTAATAGATCCAAAAAGTCCAAGAACAGGACTTACAGAAATACGATACATTGATCCACGAAAGATTAAAAAAGTTCGTGAAGTAACTAAAGGAAGAGACTCAAAAGGTTCTGGAATCGAAGTTATAGAACAAACAAATGAATGGTTTGTATATAACGAAAAAGGTATGTCTAATGCAAACTCAAATGCAGGACTTAAAATTACTACCGATTCAATTACCTATGTAACTTCTGGTGTAGTTGACGCTACTAAGAATATGGTTATGGGTCACTTGCACAAAGCAATTAAACCTGTTAATCAGTTACGAATGATTGAGGATGCTGTTGTTATTTACAGAATAGTAAGAGCACCTGAAAGAAGAATATTTTATGTTGATGTTGGTAATCTACCAAAAGTAAAAGCAGAATCATATCTTAGAGATGTGATGGCAAGATATAGAAATAAACTTGTCTATGACGCTTCTACTGGTGAGATTAGAGATGATAGAAAACATATGTCAATGCTTGAAGATTTTTGGTTACCAAGACGAGATGGCACTAAAGGTACAGAAGTTTCTACACTACCTGGTGGACAAAATCTTGGTGAAATTTCAGATGTTCAGTATTTTCAGAAAAAATTATATAAATCTTTGAATGTTCCTATATCAAGAATGGAATCAGAAAACGGATTTAATATTGGTAAGGCAGCTGAAATAACTAGAGATGAATTAAAATTTACTAAATTTGTACAAAGATTAAGAAAACGATTTACTCAAGTTTTTCAAGATATACTTAAAACACAATTAGTTTTAAAAGGTATTATTACAATTGAAGACTGGCAGAAAATTAAAGAACATATACAATATGATTATTTAAAAGATGGATACTTTGCAGAATTAAAAAATGCAGAAATGCTTAGAGAAAGATTAAGTCTTGCAAATGAAGTTAGTCCTTACATTGGTAAGTTTTATTCAGTTGAATATGTAAGAAAATATGTTCTAAGACAAAGCGATGAGGATATCATTGAAATTGATAGTCAAATTGCTGATGAAATTACTAAAGGAATTATTGCACATCCTGAAGGCGAGAGTATGAAGGATGATGATGTGGATTCCGATATAAATATAGATAATATAGGAGATGAATAATTATGTCAAATGATAATGTAAAAGCAATGGTTGACTCACTTGCAGATAACGATAATGTTGCTGCTCAGGATGCGTTTAAAAATGCTCTTTCTGATAAGATTGGTCAAGCATTAGATGATAAAAGAGTTGATGTTGCGAAAGATTGGTTAAATGCTGCTGACGAACTAGAAGGAATAAAAGACGCTTCTGGTTTAGATGATATTGAAGATGAAAGCGAAATAGAACCAGTTGAAATAGATTCAGAAGAGGATGAAAATGAGCAACCTGCTGTTTCAGAAGTTTAAAAGTAAACTACATGAACGCAGATACATAGGTCCTGAAGGAACTAAGGAGTATAGAAAACTATCTCCTAAAATGAGAATGGCAATCAGAGATGTTTATTCTATAATTGATAAGACACCTGATCCTATAATAAGTAAAATTGACGGTATTATTAATACGGTCGCAAAAAAACATAACATCAAAGTTGACGATATAGAAAATTACTTTGATAACGAATTAATAAAGTAAGGAAATAAAAAATGGCTATTGCAACAAGAACACTCAAAGATACGGCATTACAAGCTAGTGGCGGTGCTCAAGGTGGTAAGGTTACTGTTTTAGTAAACATGGACGATAATACTACTGCTAATTCAAACATACTTGACGCAAGTGGTTTGGCAGGACACGCTAACGGTGCAAAATTAGATATCACTAGAATATGGTGGTCTCTAGTACAAGGTACTGCTGACGATAATACAGGTCATGTACAGATACAATTTAAAGGTGCTTCATCTGATACTATCGCAATTCAACTTGCTGGTACAGGTCACTATGACGGTACTGCTGGTAAGATTACAAATAATGCTACCAACACAACTGCAACTTCAGGAGATTTAGAGTTAACTGCATTAGGAACTTCTGGTAGTGTTATTATCGAATTAAGAAAAGACGAATCATTTACTGCATAGTGATTTCTTATGACAATAACAAACACAACAGTTGTTAATACTAGTAGTAAAGCAATAGTTAAATCTGTTGGTGTTGGTAATGAGGGTAATCAACTAGTGGTTGACGCTGAAATTGATTTAGGTGGTACAGATCAATCAACGGTAACTTTGATTGAGTGTTATTATCAAATAGAAGGCACAGGAATATTAACTTTTCATGCTGACGCTTTAGTTGATGGAAATTTAGTTAAGAGTGATTTACCACTAGCAGGTAAAGGTAAATATGGATTAAGACCAGATCAATTAAAGTTTGGTAATAATAAACAAATAAGACTAACAACTGACTCAAATGTTGAGAGTTATTTGTTAATAACAGAATTTAGAAGGAATAAATAATGGCAGATACAGTTACAAGTCAAACGATAGTAGATACATCTGGTACAAAAACTGTGATGAAGTTTACAAATATTAGTGATGGTTCTGGTGAAACACTGGTAACTAAAATGGATGCAAGTGCATTGACTCATATGACTGAGGATGCAACTAAGAAGATAAGTAAGATTTGGTGGAGTTGCAACACAAACTCTCGTAACGGAGGTGTTGAAATACTTTGGGCAGGTAGTGGGACTAGTGGCGCAAATGCAACTGCTTTATTTGTAAGTGGTGAAGGATATTGGGATTTGCATACTGCAGGTAATGGTATTCTCAATAACGCAACTTTAGTAGCAAGTACAAGTCCTGCAGGTGATATTCTGTTTAGTACAAAAAACTTTACATCAAATGATACATATACAATTATAATAGAAGTGAGATAATGAGTAAGAATAAAAAAGATCATTCGAAAGCGATACTAGAAAGAATTGTAGGAACAAAAAGAAAAACTGATCTTGCCGAAAAATTTAAAGAGGCGTTTGCTGAAAAGTATAATGTTAAAAGAGAAGAAATTAAACAAGGCATAGTAGATAAAGTTTACAACAAAGAAAAGGTGGAGAGATGAAACTAATTACAGAAACTATTGAAGATATCGAAGTATTGACAGAGGCAACCACTAATGGTGGTAAATCTTATAAGATACGAGGTGTCTTTATGCAGGCTGATATTAAGAACCGTAACGGTCGAGTTTATCCAGTCGAAACTCTTGCAAAAGAAGTCAAGAGATATACAAGCGAATTCATTAATAAGAAACGAGCATTTGGCGAACTAGGACATCCAGACGGACCAACAGTAAACCTTGAGCGTGTTTCTCATATGATTACGAGTCTTAAACCAGAAGGTAAAAACTTTGTAGGTGAGGCAAAAATTATGGATACACCATATGGTAAAATCGTTAAGAACTTAATTGACGAGGGTGCTCAACTTGGTGTTTCATCAAGAGGTATGGGTTCTATTCAACAATCACAAGGAAGAAATGTTGTTGGTAGGGACTTTTATCTTGCAACTGCTGCTGATATTGTTGCAGACCCTAGTGCACCAGACGCTTTCGTAGAAGGTATCATGGAAGGCAAAGAGTGGGTATGGGACAACGGAATGTTGAAAAGTAAGTCAGTTGAAGAATATAAAGAAGAAATGGAACGAACTAAACGCCAAGAATTGGCAGAAGTAAAGTCAAAAATATTTACTGATTTTATTAACAAATTATAAACCTACGCGGATTTGTTGAGAAAAACAAGGACGAAAATGGTAATTTGTATAAATAATAGTAAATAAAAATTAATTAATTTTTAATATCAAGGAGAGACCGAATGTCTGAAACCGAAATGAAACAAGAAGTAGAATTAGAAGAAAATGTCATAACTAAAGATGCCGTTGCTTCTGAGCCTACTCACCTTAAAAATGATGCTGAAGATTTAGGTGCGCCAGTTGTTAAACCAACTGACACTAATCCAGATGCTTCTAAAAAGGTAAAAAAAGTTAAGGATCAGGTTAATAAAGACGAAAATGATGGTTCTTTACCGAACGATCTAAAACCGTCATCTGTTAAAGAAGAAGAAACTGAAGTTGAAGGCGATGAAGTTATTGCTGAATCTGAAGAATCTGAAGAAACAGAAATTGATCTATCTGCTGATGTTAAGGCATTAGTTTCAGCTGACGCTGACCTATCTGAAGAATTTAAAGACAAGGCTGCGACAATATTTGAAACTGCTGTTAAAACACGCATTAAGGAACAAACAAAGATTTTGGAATCCCAGTATGAAGAAAAACTTTCAAAAGAAACTGAAACAGTAAAAGAAGCTATGGTCGAAAAAGTTGACTCATATCTAAACTATGTTGTTGAAGAATGGATGAAAGAAAATGAATTAGCAGTTGAAAGAGGTATTCGTACTGAAATCGCTGAAGATTTTATTACTGGTCTTAAATCTTTATTCAAAGAACATTATATTGATGTTCCTGAAGAAAAATACAATGTACTAGACGATCTAACTAATCAGACTAAAGATTTAGAATCTAAGTTAAACGAACAGATTGAAAAAAATGTTGAGTTAACAAAAACAAATTCTGAATTTACAAGAGCAAGTCTTGTTTCTGAAGTATCTGCTGATTTAGCAGAAACAGAAAAAGAGAAATTTGTTTCTATGGCTGAAAATGTTGATTTTGATAGTGCTGATAAATTTAAGGAAAAACTAGAAACTGTTAAAGAATCTTTTTTCCCTAAAACAAAATCAGAAATAACAGAAAATTCTGTTGATTCTGTGGCGGCGAATGTTCCTAGTGATTTCACTAGTGGTCAATCGGATGCTATGGCTGCATACACTGCCGCTATTACAAAAGACATTAAATATGGTGAAACTAAGTAATCATATATTAATGGTGACTAAATTTTTAAATAACAAACTTTAAATAGGAGAGATAATAAAATGTATCTTACTGAAAATTTACAAGAAAAGTGGCAGCCAGTCTTAGAACATCCAGATTTGCCAAAAATCGGAGATTCTTACAAACGAGCTGTTACAACTGTTATTCTTGAGAACCAAGAAAAAGCAGTTAGAGAAGATAAAGCATTTATGACAGAGGCTGCTCCTGCTAACGCAACTGGTAGTTCTATTGATAACTGGGATCCAGTATTAATATCACTAGTTCGTAGAGCAATGCCTAACTTAATCGCTTATGATGTCTGTGGCGTTCAACCGATGACTGGTCCAACTGGACTAATCTTCGCTATGAAGTCAAGATTCGCAACACAAGGTGGTACTGAAGCACTATTTAACGAAGCAGATACAGACTTTTCTGCTCGTGATGCTGCTGGCGGTTCTGGTTCTCCAGACGCACAAGCTGGTACAAACCCTGCTACACTAAACGATAGTCCAAGTGCTGGTGATTACACTACTGGTTCTGGATTTACTACTGCACAAGCAGAAACACTAGGTGATGGTACTGATGAGTTTGCTGAAATGGCTTTCTCAATCGATAAAGTAACTGTTACTGCTAAGTCTCGTGCTCTAAAAGCTGAGTACACTATGGAACTTGCTCAAGATTTAAAAGCAATCCATGGATTAGACGCAGAAACAGAACTTGCTAACATCTTATCAAGTGAAATTCTTGCTGAAATCAATCGTGAAGTAGTTAGAACTATTTACGGACACGCTAACAAAGGTGCTGAAGTAAATACTACAACTGCTGGTATTTTTGATCTTGACACAGATTCAAATGGTAGATGGTCAGTTGAAAAATTCAAAGGTCTTCTTTTCCAATTGGAAAGAGATGCTAATGCGATTGGTCAAAAAACAAGAAGAGGTAAAGGTAATATCATCATAACTTCTGCTGATGTTGCTTCTGCTTTACAAATGGCTGGTGTACTAGATTACGCTCCTGCATTATCTAGTAACTTAAATGTTGACGATACTGGTAATACTTTTGCTGGTGTTCTAAACGGAAAATTCAAAGTATATGTTGATCCATATGCTGCGAATATTGCCGCTAGTCAATATTATGTTGTAGGTTATAAAGGAACTAGTCCTTATGATTCAGGTCTGTTCTATTGCCCATATGTTCCACTACAAATGGTGAGAGCAGTTGGACAAGACAGCTTCCAACCAAAAATTGGCTTCAAAACTCGTTACGGAATGGTTCAAAATCCTTTCGCAACAACTGATGGCGATGGCGCTCTAGATAACTCTGGTGCAGTTGCTGCTGGTAAGTCAAATGTTTATTACAGACGAGTTAAAGTTACAAACATTATGTAATTTTACTTCAAAGTAAAAGACTTTAAAGAGGGGGCTTTATGCCCCCTTTTTTTTTATCTAGGGAACTCTTATAAATAGTAATATGACAGAAACAAATGTAAATAATA